CAGGAATAAATATCTAAAAGGCGCGGCAACTAGCGCAGACGCGGGAGATACAGGCGGTTCTACTCAAAATATCCACGGATTAACTCACACCCATTCAGAATCTACCCATTATCACGATTACACTATTCACGAAGCCGGAAGCGTCCCCGGTGGTGGTCGTAGGGGTGCTAGTTCGGGCGGAAGATCAAGATTAGTTCACTATCACCGAATATACTTAAACGCAAATAGCGCCGGTAGTATTTCTTCGGTTACTTTAACTACAACGGAAACCGTCGAGCCGGCATATATCAAAATAGCGGCAATTCAAAACACCGCCGGCGTTAATCGCCCCGTAACTAGGGGAATGATCGCTTTATGGTTAGGGAATCTAAACGCAATTCCGGCCGGGTGGCGGTTATGCGACGGAAATAACGATACCCCTAATTTATTAGGTAAATACTTTAAGATTATAAATACGACCGGGGAATTAGGATCGACCGGGGGATCAAATAGCCACACCCACGCTTCACAAAATCACACACACACCGGCGGAAGTCACGGACATACTTGGAATAGTGGAAGTTCAAATTTAAGACACGATTACGCTACCGACGGCGCTAACGGTGTCGGTGGTGGGTGGGAAGTTCAAAATAAAGATCGCGCCCACGGATCAGTCTATTCGATTGGTAATTCGGCCGTATCTTGGGCGGCGGCGGCAACTAGCGCTAGTTCGTCAAGTAACGAACCTTCCTATCGAACAGTCGCACCTATACAATTTAAGTTCGCGCCAAATGAGGGAATGTTATTAGCGGTTCTATAGTGGTAATATAAATATATGATAGATACCGCGCTAGCTAAAATAATAGAAACTGGTATCTTAGGCGCGCTTTTGGTAATAACTTTTATCGTAATTTATTTTCTTTATAAAGAAACTAAAATCGAAAGAGATAATCGACTTAAAGAAATGAAGGACGTTTGGCAAAAAGACGTCGAATATAGGGCAGAACTTAAAAACTTAATTCAGTCTATTTTAGACCTTTTAAGAATTAAAAAATAATATGATAAAGAATATATTTAGTTTCCTTTCGGGGACAAAAAGAGAAAAAATAGATCAACTTCGTGACGAAGTTATTAAGGCACGTAATAAAGATATTAAGGAATTACAATCGATCAACAAAAAGATTAAACTATTAGTAGACGGCGGCCATATAGAAATAGTTATTAAAAATGTAAAAGGGGTAATCCGTGAAGACTACGGAAAAAAATAAAAATGAATGATACAACTTGTTTTTTAATTTTAAGGATAATTACATTTATTCCTAGTTCAATTTTAGCCATACATCAAGGCTATTTATTGATTAAAAAAAGAGGTAATCATAACGGAATGAAACCTTATAGGTTATTACTTTTTCTTTTTACTTTAACTTTTGCGATCGATAGCGGAATAGTAGCCTACGGCGACTTTCTAAAAGCATTTTTTAACATAGGACACGGAAGCACGTTTACGGATATAAGTTATCTAAGATACCTAGCAAGAATTATCGAACTTACGGCCATATTCTACTTTTACAAGTTAATCTTTAACGCAAAATATGACAAAAAACATTAGCTTAGGAAACGATATATCAAGGTGGCAAGGTGACGTAAATTTCGACACCTTCAAAAATAATTCTCAATTCGTAATAATTAAGTCTAGCGAAGGGAACGGATTTACCGATCCTAAGTTTACACGGAATCAAACAGAATCCCGACGGGTTGGCCTTCCTTTAGGCTATTATCACTTCGCTAGACCTGATTTAGGCAATACCCCGGAAGTAGAAGCCGATTACTTTTTGAAGATCATAGGAAGCCCCGTAGAAGGCGAAGTTTATGTATTGGACTATGAGCCGGCAAGTAACCCCGGCGACGTCGTAGCGTGGTGTAAGGCGTTCTTAGACCGTGTTTTAGAGAAGACCGGGACTAAACCTTTAATCTATCTCAATCAATCACAAGTAAAATCTTTTAATTGGCAACCGGTGATCGACGCCGGATTCGGATTATGGATCGCCGCCTATACTTTTGATCCAAATAAAAACGACGTAGAAATCGGTAAGTGGCCTTTCGCCGCTATTCAACAATGGACTAACAAACAAAGTGTCCCCGGAATATCGGGCAACGTCGACGGAAATGTCTTTTTTGGGACTATAGAAACCTTTAAGAAATACGGTTATAAGAAACCGATTGTAACGCAACCGGTGACGCCACCGGGCGACAGCGAAGAAGTTAAGCAGTTGAAGACAACGATTGCTAGTCTTACCACCGATTTAGATAACGCGAATATATCGATTAAAAGTAAGGACACCCGGATAGGTGAATTAGAAGAAAATATCAAACAAAAAGACGAAACTATAAAACAATCGACAGAAAAAACAAAACAATTCGTCGAAAGTGTTAAAAAAACTATTACATTATTTAACCAGTTAGGGGGTGAAGAATAAATGGATTTACAAAACATAACACTAGCCGGATTAGTCGCGATCGGTGTCGTTAACGTCCTTTCTTTTTGGAAGCCGGGCATTGATTCTAAAATTAAATTCGGGGCTTCCTTATTGTCCGCTTTTGCGGTGACATTCGTTCCGCAAGATTTAGGGTTAATGATCCTTAACCACGCTAAAGACGCTTTAACCGTCGCTTTTGCCGCTTCCGGTGTCTACAAGATCGCACAAAAAGCCGGGGGAGAATAATTAGTCCTTTTAGATTCAAAACTACTACTTGACAGTAATTTTTATATCCCCTATACTGTAACTACAGTATACGACTGTTAATCGAATTAAGGTTACTAAGTCAGCGTTAAAATTTTGACACTTGACAAAGTAAACGAAAATCAATTATAGTATACATATTATAAATTAGAATAAAATAAAATGGCAGACGAAAACAAAACAAACCAAACCGCAGATCGCGAAATGAATATCTACGAAAAGATACAACATATTCGCGCCGAATTAGTAGGTCTTAATCTTAAAAAGACCGGTAAAAATACTTATTCGAATTTCACTTACTACGAATTAGGCGACTTCCTTCCTTCCCTTAATAAACTTATGGATAAGTTCGGGATATGTACTCGATTTATTATCCAACCTAAGAAAAACGAAGAAGTAGAAAAAGCCGTCCTAGAAGTCTTTAATTCCCGAAAACCGGAAGAAAAGGTGGTTTTCTATTCAGAAACCGCCGAAGTTAGTATAGGAAAGAAAGCAGACGGTACAGGTGGCGCGGATAGGATTCAAAACTTAGGCGGAAAGATTACCTATATGCGACGTTATTTAATGATGATCGCTTTCGAAATTGTAGAATCGGATCAAGTCGACGCTAAGGATCAAACTAAGAATACCAACGCCCCGGAAAATTTATCACTTAACGCGGAAGAAATTAAAAAGATTAAGGAAGCCAAAGACTTAGAATCATTAGCCGCAATATGTAAAGATATGAAAGCTAAAAAAGGCCCTAAATATCAAAAATCCTTAATAACTTACTACACCGCAAGAAAGGGGGAACTAGAATGATTATCCACGACGTTAAACAAGGGACGGAAGAATGGTTAAGGCTTAGAGTAGGTAAGTTTACCGGGACAGACGGTCAATCGATCGCGGCTAACGGAAAAGGATTAGAAACTACCGTATTCGAAAAAGTAGCCGAAATAGTTACCGGGAAATTAAAACCTTCCTATTCAAACGAAGACATAGATAGAGGTCACGAACTCGAAGCTATGGCTAGAAACTCTTACGAATTAGAATCCGGAAACTTGGTTAAAGAAGTAGGATTCGTCGAACTAGACGAATTTACCGGGTGTTCGCCGGACGGTTTTATACTTGAAGACGGTATGGTAGAAATCAAGTGTAAGAACGACGTTAATTATGCGCGCTACCTATACGATCAAAAGATCGACCCCGCCCATAATTGGCAGATTCAATTTAATTTAATGGTGTCCGGGCGTGAATGGTGCGATTACGTGATCTTTAATGAGAATTTTCCTAAGACTACCGTAATTACCCGGATCAATA